TGGGGCGGCGCAGGTCTGGTGGGAACAAACATCTCAATTTCGGTCCCAGAACACGCTTACGACTACGCGCAAGGCGTGGTCGAGATGATCGCGCAACGCGATAGGAGAGATTCATGACTGCCGACCGCATCGCCTGCAAGGTGCTCACACCAAACGCCATTGCCGTGACATTTCCACAACGCCCAGATCGTGTGAGCGAGGCCATGAGCGAGGCCGCGGAGGCAATGGAGGAGAGGGCGGCCGAGCGCGGGCGGACGATCAGTGAACCTCCGCGGCTGATGAGCATGCGGCCCACGGCGCTTGGTTTCGTCGAGCTCACGTTTGAGTCCGAGACGAGGCCGAAGTGACTAGCGGGGGTCCTCGTAACCGATCGGGGCCGTCTCTGGATCCTAATTCTGGGCGATCTGATCGTCGCGGGTTAGTATTTCAGGCGCTTCCCTCTGAGGGTTACGCTGGGCCAGCCCCGACTTTCCCGCTTCCACTGGCCGAGGTTTATCGGTGGGAGTTTGAGGACAAGCACCGATTCCAAGTCTTTGACGAAGACGCCTCTACGGCTCGTCGTGAGCGTGAGTCCGAGTTGTGGGCGTGGGCGTGGTCGACGCCGCAGGCGTGTGCATGGGCTGATGCTCGTTGGCGTTGGCCTGCTGTGGCGATGTGGGTGCGGACGTCTGCTATCTGTGAGTCGTCGGATGGTACGGCGGCGGATAAGAACTCGCTTCATCGTTTCGCGGACCAGATCGGGTTGACGCCGGCTGGGCTGAAGGAGAATGGTTGGGCGGTTGCCGTCGATCAGCTCAAAGAGAAGCGCGAAGATGTAGCCATGGAGCCCCCTCGCTCATCGTCGCGCGATCGTCTTCGGGTGGTTTCCGGTGACGACGCCTAAGGAATGGGTCGTCACGTTCCCGACTCTGGGGTTCTTGGCGGCTGATTGGGTTGCGACACATTGTGTCGTCCCGGATGGTTTTTCGCTTGGCGAGCCGTTCATTCATGATGGCTGGCAATTATGGTGTACGGTCAACCATTACCGCGTTGACGCCACCATCGAATACAACGATGACAGGCCAGCGCAATCGACAGCGTTTCACTACCGACGCTCGCAAGTAGTGGGCCCGCAGAAGGCAGGGAAGGGGCCGTGGGCTGCTTCCCTGGTCACGTTTGAGGCCGTGGGTCCATGTCTGTTTGCTGGGTGGGCTGAAGGTGGAGAAATCTACCGCTGCGCCGATGACGGTTGCCCATGCGGTTTCGAGTTTGTCTACGAGACGGGCGATCCGCTGGGGATGGTTCGCCCGACGTCACTCATCCAACTCCTCGCAACGTCGGAAGAGCAGACAGACAACATCTATCGACCGCTCCAGACGATGATTCGCCGCGGACCACTCACCGAGAGAATGCTCACTCGCGAGGGCTTCATCCGACTCCCGAACGATGGGCGAATCGACCCCGTGACGGCGTCGGCGCACTCGAAACTTGGCAACCCCGTCAACTTTGCTGTCTTCGACGAGTCGGGACTCTATACTGCACGCAATCGGCTCCTCGGAATGGCCCAAACCGTGTCGCGTGGCCTTGCGGGTATGGGAGGGCGCTCGGTTGAGATTACGAACCCTTGGGACCCGATGGATAACTCGCGGGCGCAGCAAACCTTCGAGTCGAAAGCGGAAGACATCTTCAAGTTCTATCGTCAACCGCCCGCGAACCTCTCGTACCTGAACAAACGGGAACGGCACAAGATACACGAGATTGTGTATGACGGCTCGCCGTGGGTTGACCTTGCGGCTATCGAGTCCGAAGCGGCAGAGCTACTTGAAACGGATCCGACACAGGCTGAACGTTTCTTCGGTAATCGTCTCGTTCAGGGCCTAGGCTCCTACATGCCGGAAGCCCTTTGGGAAGCATCGAAGGCCGCTGTACCCTCGACGGAGACACGCATCACTCTGGGTTTTGATGGTTCGCGATCCGGCGACTGGACAGCTATTCGTGCTGAAACTGCCGACGGCTATAGGTTCACACCGACTTATGGCCCCGACTCGAGGCCGACGTGGTGGAATCCAGCAGAGTGGCCGGACGGTCGCATCCCACGCGGAGAAGTGGATTCGGCCGTCCAGGAACTCTTCGCCAAATATGAGGTCGGGCGGATGTATGTCGACCCCCGCCACTGGGAGACACAGGCCGACGCTTGGGCACTCAATTACGGCGACGACGTGGTCGTCATGTGGCCGACGAACCAAATCGGTCGCATGTTCGAGGCACTATCCCGCTTCATTGAGGACACGTCCGAACGTTCGACGACGCACGACGGCGACACGACAGCAAGACTCCACGCCTTCGCGGCACGCAAGGTCGCCAAACAGGGCGACAAGTATGTCCTCGGCAAACCGTCCGAAAACCAAAAGATCGACATCCTCATGGCTGACGTCCTCGCCCATGAAGCCGCCGCCGACATGCGAGCCCAAGGCTGGCAAGAGCGAAAAGACAACCGGATCATCGTGTTCCGATAGGAGGCCCCTGTGCCACTTCTCACATCCGAGAACCAGGCGACCTTCGATAGGCTCAAGATTGAGCTCCAATCGGCGCGCACCATCTTCGACCTTGCCGACCGTTACTATGCGGGCGAACAACTCCTGGAGCAACTGGGCCTTGCCATTCCGCCAAACCTGACGCGATTCACCGTCATCGCCAATTGGCCTCGAGTCGTCGTTGACGCGCGTGCCGACCGGCTTGACGTCAAAGGTTTCCGCATCTCTCGCGATTCCGACAGTGGCGACGCTGCGTTGTGGGCACTGTGGCAGGACAACGACCTCGACGAACTTGACCTCATGGCACGTCTCGACTACCAAATCTATGGACGCTCATACCATTGCATTGGACTTCACGAAGACGACAAAACCCGTCCGCTCATCACCATCGAATCGCCACGCCAAATCATCACCGACCGCGACCCCCGCACCGGAAAGATCCGTGCCGCCCTGAGGCTGTACGATCCCAAAAATGGGAGCGACAGTCGTGCGACCCTCTACCTTCCCAACTCGACAACTTGGCTCACCCTGGACGAGCGTGGCCAATGGGCACTTGACGGCGAACCGAACGAACATGACCTCGGTACCGTCCCCGTCGTCCCATCTTTCCGTGCCCGACGCTCAACCATCCCCGCATGGATGACGAACGTCCCACTCCAAGGAACATCCGCGATGGCTGATGTCATCCCGATTGCGGACGCCGCCGCGCGAAACTTGACGAACGCCCAAATCGCACAAGAGACACATGCCGTCCCTCAACGGTGGGTCGTCGGCGCATCTAAGGGTGACTTTGTCGACAAGGACGGTAACCCCCTTCCTGTATGGGCGTCGTATTTCGGGGCCATATGGGCTTCCGGCAACGAGAAGGCAAAGGTTGGACAGCTCGACTCGACCGATATGTCGAACTTTGAGCGCATGACCGATCACTATGCACGTATCGCCTCTGGAGTGTCGGGCCTGCCTCCGAACTATTTTGGGCTCGCCGCTGACGATGCAGCGAGTGCTGACGCCATCCGATCTCGCGAGGCGCGTCTTGTGAAGTCCTGCGAGCGCGATCAGGTCGCGCTTGGCAACGCCCGCGAGAAGGTTCTCCAAATCGCCGTGATGATGAGTGACGGCAAGGATGCCGCGAAAGAACTCACGGGCATGGAATGTCTCTGGTACGACGCGGGTACACCGACCTATGCCTCTCGCGTCGACGCCGTTGTCAAGCAATACACGGCGACTGACCCATCCGGTCGTTCACTCCTGCCCGTTGAGATGGCCTACGAAGAGCTCGGATGGTCGCCCCAGAAAATCAAGCGCGCACTCGAAATGCGTGCCCGCGACCAACTCGACCCTTATCTCGCCCTTCAGCGGGAAAAGGAAGCCCAGGTCGCCATCTCTGCAGCCCCTGCGACACAGCCGACACTCCCTGGGATGTAAACGATGATTCAGGACGTGCCGACCGTGGCACGAGCCCATGCAGCTGAACAGCGTTGCGAATCCGCTACCGCCATCTCGGCTGCCCTCCGTCTCTGGAGGAGAGTCGGAACAGACTTCGATGTGGGATATGCGGCGATCGAGCCACAATTGCTTGAGGTTATGGATACGGCTCAGCGTCGCATCACCGCTAACGCCATCACCTACGTGCCGGAAGTCTTGACGGTTACAGCACCTCGCGCGGCCACGGTTGAGCCCCGATACGCCATCTCGGTAGATACGTTTGTTGGTGTTGATGGCGCTGGCCTGCCGACCCAATCGCTTGCCTACCAAGCGGTAGTCAAATCTCGAGTCGCCGTCTCAGAAGGCCTCACGGCCGGTGCGGCGCTTAACCGTGGCGAGAAACTACTGTCGCTCATGCTCGGGACGCTCTTCGCGGATACGGCACGCGGGGCCACGGGGCTCGCATCGTTTGCGTTGCCTGTCGGGGGATATGTTCGCATGTTGTCTCAACCCTCTTGTGGTCGTTGCGTCATCCTTGCGGGCAAATGGTATCGAACGAATAAGGGCTTCAAACGTCACCCGGGATGTGACTGCTACCACATCCCGTCAACCAAAGAGGCGGCACGCGACATTGCGACCGGCCCCGTCGACTACCTCGACAGCCTCGACGAACAGGGCCGCGCACGCGCCCTCGGGTCTTATGCGAACGCCCGAGCCTACGCGGACGGCGCGGACCCCTACCAACTCGTCAACGCCTACCGCTCTGGCATAAGCACCGGCCAGGTATACAACCGCAACATCACCTACACGACCGAGGGCACAACCCGTCGAGGATTTGCCTACTCGAAGATGAGCAACGTCCGCGCATTGTCCTCCATGGGCGAAGAGAAGCGTGGCCGTTACCGCGCACTCGTTGCACCCCGCCTGATGCCGGAATCCATCTATCAGATCGCACCCACGAAGGAACGCGCCGACCAAATGTTGCGCGACTTCGGTTGGGTTATGTGACCGCCATCTTCCTGCCCGCAAGGGGCAGGCAAACTCGCGCAACGCGGGAACAGGAGAACCTAATCATGACCACGACGAACGAATCTGAGTCGACCCCCAAGTCGGCCGTCCCCATCAATCCCCTCGTCCCCAACGAGACTACTGTCGAACAGGGCGAAGAGGTTGAGGGTGAAGAGGCACTCGGCGACGCGGGCAAGAAAGCCCTTGACCGTATGAAGGCCGAACTCAAGACGGAAAAAGCCAAGCGCATCGCCGCCGAACAGAAAGCCCAAGACGCCTCAGCCACCACTGAGGAAGAGAAGAAAGCACTCGCCGCGCAACGCGAACGAGTCGCTAAAGCCAACCGCCGCGTCATCGGAGCAGAACTCCGTGCCGCCGCATCTGGCAAACTTGCCGACCCAACTGACGCGCTCGCGTTCATCGACCTCGACAAGTTCACGGTGGACGACGACGGAGAAGTCGACGCCCAAGACATTGCGGACGCGATCGAAGAATTGATCACCCGCAAACCCCACCTCGCCGTGCAAGACGGCACCAAGAAAGTAGCGCCCGATCCCTCGCAAGGAGCGACACAGGCGCCAGCCGCATTGAACGGCGATGGACTCCAACAAGCCCTCGAGGCCAAGTTGGGTGTGCGTCGCTCCTAACCAAGGAGACACATCATGGCAATCACTGCCGCAACCAAACTGAGCGACTTCTCGGGGTTCATCACCGCCGAGATGGCTCAGCCCTACTTCGAAGCCACGCGACAGCGTTCCGTGGCTCAGCAACTCGCCCGACAAGTGCCGCTCGGCGCCACGGGCGTTTCCATCCCCGTCGTCTCGACGAAACCCACCGCATCATGGGTTTCTGAAGGCGACACGAAGCCCGCCACTGCGGGTGCCCTCGCACTCAAATCGATGTCACCGAAGAAGATCGCGGCAATCGCGGTCGTGTCGGCCGAGGTTGTCCGGGCAAACCCCGGCAACTATGTCAACATCTTCCGCAACGACATCGCTGAAGCGTTCGCGCTCGCGTTCGACGCGGCAGCCTTCCACGGGACGTCGACACCGTTTGGCGCATCGAACTACATCGCCGCAACAACCAAGTCGGTCACGTTCGGAACGACGGCACAAGGATCCGGCGGCATTTATGCCGACGTCATCTCTGGCCTGTCGCTCCTCACGGCGGCAGACAAGAAACTCACCGGCTTCGCGTTCGACTCCGTCGTGGAGCCGACGTTCCTTGCCGCAACCGACACTACGGGGCGTCCAATCTTCATCGACACCCCGCTCACCGAAACCGCTGGCTCTGTTACGCCTGGTCGCCTCATTGGTCGCCCCGCGTTCCTCGGCCAGGGCGTCGCTGATGGTGCCGGCGTGGTCGGTTTCGGTGGCGACTGGTCGCAGGCCGTGTGGGGTTCCGTTGGTGGCATCACGTACTCGGTTTCGACCGAGGCGTCCGTCACGATCAACGGCACCCTCGTGTCGATGTGGGAAAAGAACCTCGTCGGCATCATCGCAGAGGCCGAGTTCGGGTGGCTCTGCAACGACACTGCGGCTTTCGTGAAGTACAACGAAGCCTCGTCCTAACCGCTAGTACAACGCGAAGGAGATGGTGCGGCCATGACATACACAGTCCTCACAGACGTGTCAACCCGCCTTGGGCGCACCATCTCCGACGCCGCCGAGATTGCTCAGGTGAATGCCTGGATCTCGGACATCGAAGGCGTCATCATTGAACGCATTCCCGATCTTGTTGCACTGGTAACGGCTGGGGAGATCGCGGCTGCCACCGTCGTGCGCGTCGAGTGCCAGGCCGTTCTCCGCAAGATCAAAAACCCGGACGGCAAGAAGGACGAACGCGGCGACGACTATTCGTATGGGTTGAACCCCGAATACGCGAAGGGTGAACTGTTCCTCACCGACGAAGAATGGGCGAGTCTCGCCACGTCGACTTCAGAGACGGCGTTCACTATCGCACCCTCGGGGCTTCGCGATGCTGATGGGGATTGGACGCTCTGATGAGCCTCGCATCGACGATCCGCGCCGGCCGTACGATGGTCGAACGGCAAATGCTCGACACCGTTCGTATCCGTCGCCCTACCGGCAAGACGACGCACCCTACTACAGGTGTCGTAACTGTGACCTACGCGACCCCTGCCGTCTATACCGGCAAGGGCAAGATCGGCACGTACGAAGCATTCGAGGGGCTCCCCGAAGCGGGTGGGCATGTTTCCACCGTTCAGCGTTATCGTCTGTCCGTCCCGGTCGGGTCATGCGCCCCGCAGGTTGGCGACGTGGCCGACGTGACCGCGGCGCCACTCGACGCCTCGCTCGTTGGTCGACTCTTCCGTGTCACGGGACTCCATCATGAAACGGCGGCAACAGCCATGAGGCTTCCACTTGAGGAGGTGACTGCGTGAGCGGTTTCTCTGCCGAGTTTGAGGGTCTCCGTGAACTCAATACCGATCTTTCCAACGCGGGCGAGAAGGTGGCACGCCAAGTGCCTGGCGTCGTCTCCAAGGGGGCACTCAACATCAAGACGCAACTCCGTGAAGAAGCCGGACGTTCCCGATCCTTTCGCCCCATTGTGCCCTCAATCACCTACGACCTCGTCGACGAAGGCACGGAAGTCTCTGCCGAGATCGGGCCCGTCAAAGGCAAAGGCAAAGGCCATGCAGGAAATCTTGGCAACATCGCCTACTTCGGCACCTCTCGCGGCGGCGGAACCCTTCCCGACCCGCAGGGCGCCCTCGACGCCGAGATTCCCGGCTTTGAGAAGGCGCTAGCTGACCTCATCGAGGACGCGCTATGACAGCGATCAGCACCGCCATCTCCGCACTATTGACGGGCCTGAGTGTTCATGAGATTGAGTGCGCCGACGATTCCCCAACCTACCCTTACGTCGTACTCTCCGGACTCGCGGACAACCGCATGGGAGACATCCTCACTGCCGCCAAGGCCGACATTCACGACTACCTCCACGTCACCCATACGGGACTCACCGCCGACTCCATCAACGTCGTCCGCACGTCCACGCGCAGCAAACTTGATGGAGCCAAACCGACCGTCACGGGCTGGCGTGTCCGTCTCCGCCGTTTCGACGCAACAGACATCATGCCCGACGAAGACGTCACAATCCCCGGCGTCGGCCACGTCCTTTACCAAGTTGACTCGTACACGGTCGACGCGACGCCGCAATCCTAAGACGCCCCAGCATCCCTGCTGGGTGAACCCGAAGCCCCTCGAAGAGGGACCAACAGAAGGAGTAACCATGGCAGTCAAGGCCCTCGCCGACGGGCTGATCAAACTCGTCGAGCTTCCCTCCGCACCAGCGGACACCTCCGCGATCACATCGGTCGAAGCCGCCGCTGGGGACGACATTTCCGGCTACGTCCAAACGTCTGACTACAAGTTGGGTCCGACAGGTTCGACAACGATCACTGAAAAGCCACTCAACATCAAGGGCGACATCAACGTTCCCGTCAAAACCCAATATCAGGGAAACCAGATCACGCTCTTCCGACACTACGACGCTGTCAACCTACAGCCTGACCCGACTGCGGACGCCACGTTCGATTCGTTCCGCACGAAGGGTGGTACACACTACCTGCTTGAACGTCGTGGAGGTAAGGATTCTGGCGACGCCTTCGCGGATGGTGACGAGTATTCGTACTACGTCGTCGTCACGGATGACCCGCAACCGCAACAGCCCGAAGGTTACGTGAAGTACACGATCCCGCTGTATGTGCAGTCCGCCGTCCTCAACGCCACCATCGACGACGGTTCAGCATAAGAGACGCCACCCCCGTCGTCGCACCGTGGACGACGACGGGGGTGGCTTTCATATCACCGTGACCAACCGTGGAGGATCTGATGGAAATTGACCAGCAAGGCAATCTCGGGGCCGAGTTGGGCCCCGATGACTTTGAGGCATGGCTAGCGACCGGCACCGTCCGAACCGTTGAGGTACCCATCTACATGGATGCCGCCATCGTCGACGAGATGGATGCACTTGATGTTGAACTCAAAGAAGCCCAGAAGGGCGACCCAGAGTTCGACGACTCCGCCATCTTGGAAAAGATGGAAGAACTGAGCGCACGCTTTGAGGCATCGAAGGCCACGTTTACGTTGCATGCAGTACCCCCGGACGACAAGGACACCATCTGGGAGAAGTTCCCAGACGAGACGGCTCCGCGGCCTCTCCCGCCAGGCGCACCCGACTCCGCTGTCAAGGCACACGCCAAGAGGTTCGCACAATGGCAGAACGCGGCACGTACCCGCGAACTCGACAAGAACCTTGCCTACGTGGCTGCCGCGATCGCCAAAGTTACGTTCGCAAGCGGAAAGACGCTCCCGACACCCACCACCGAACAGTTGAGGGCGCTCCGTAACCGTGCGCACGGTGAAGCCCAGTTTGATCGGCTTCTCATGACCGCTATGGACTTGACGAAACGAGAAGTCAAACCGTCGCGCCCTTCATTGCCCGCGAGTTAGATGAAAGGCCAGGGCTCGTCCTGGCACTCAAGGCTGCGCGGGCGTGGGGACTCAAACCATCCGAATACCTGCCTGAACTTCGGGGACATCAGGACGCCCCACTCATGGAAGGGCTCATTCTTCACGAAGAGGGACTAGGTCCGCATGGGATACCCCTGCGGGTTGCCCTCGACCCGGACACTAATGGGTGGTGGGAGGTTTACACCCGCGAGGACAACGTGCAATTCGCCCTCGACCTCTGGAACAAAGAGAACCCCGACCCGCCTCCCGGCACACGGGTCTTTGTGCGCGACACTCGCAAACGGGAATAGACGACATAGAAGGAGGCGGGTATGGCCGACCGGTCCATCGTTGTTCGCCTCCGTGCTGAGGTTTCCGACTTCCGTCGCGACATGCACAACGTCCGTGGCGATGTTGAACAACTCTCAGAGTCTGCACTCAAGAATCAATCGGCATGGAATACGGTCGGAGTTGCTCTCACGGCGTTTGGTGTAGGTACTGCGGCATTGCTCGCCTCCACAGGCCGTGCAGCGATCACCTGGGAGACGGCTTGGACGGGTGTTCTCAAGACCGTCGACGGTTCCGCCGAACAACTCGAACGCCTTCAAGGCGACTTGCGGCAAATGGCTCTCGAGGTCCCCGCCTCTGCTGTTGAGATAGCTGGGGTTGCCGAAGCTGCCGGCCAGTTGGGCATCAAAGTCGACGACGTCGCGGCATTCACGAGAACGATGATTAACCTAGGCTACACGACGAACCTGTCCGCCGACCAAGCGGCTACCGCGCTCGCTCGTGTAGCGAACATCATGGGGACGTTGCCTGATGATATCTCTCGCATGGGTTCCACGATCGTCGATCTTGGAAACAATTCGGCAACCACTGAGGCCGAGATCGTTGACTTCTCGACGCGTCTCGCCGCGGCGGCTCGTCAGGCTGGGCTCACTGAGGCCCAAATGTTCGCTTTCGCTTCAACCCTCACATCTGTTGGTGTTGAAGCCGATGCGGGCGGTACGGCCATGTCAAAAGTCTTTACCTCCGTTGCCGATGCCGTCCGTTCCGGGAACGACGACCTCGAGGTCTTCGCACGGGTTGCAGGAATCTCCGCCGCCGACTTCAAGACGGCCTTCGAGACGGACGCAGCATCCGCGATCGCCATGTTCATTGACGGTATGGGACGCATGTCGCGTGCCGGAGAGTCGACGACCGAAATATTTGACACACTCGGACTCACCGACCAGCGCCTCATGAGGGCCGTGCTTTCTGCCGGTTCCGCACAAGGGCTCCTTACGCGTCAACTCAAACTAGCAACGAACGCTTGGGAAGAGAATTCGGCACTCACCGCCGAAGCTGACAAGCGTTACGCCACTGCCGCGTCAAAAATCCAAGTAGCCAAGAATGCGGTCTTTGAACTTGCTGTGAGCATGGGGGAACACCTCCTTCCCATCATCGGATGGGTGGCCGACCGTTTCGCTGACGTAGCGGAATGGCTCTCCAACCTTCCAGCTCCCGTCCAGATCCTAGTCGCAGCCATTGGTGGCCTCGTCGCGATTGCGGCCATCCTTGGTGGCGGCTTCCTCCTTCTTTATCCACGCATAGTCCAGGTCAGGCTCGGCTTCGAACATTTGGCGATGAGTTCTCCAGGTGCGGCAGCGGCACTGACTCGCGTAGGCACGGTCGCCAAGTACACTACCCTCAGTCTTGGGGCTGTGGGGGTTGTTCTCGGTATCGCCTCAGCAGCCATGGCTATTTTCGGAGGATCCAACGCCGACGCTGAGGCTCGTGTCAAATCCCTCACCGATTCGCTTGACAAACAAACCGGGGCCATCACCGACTCGACTCGCTCTCTCGTAATACAGCGACTTGAGGAGCAGGGGGCACTGGAGATGGCTAGCCATATCGGCATAGCCCTCGACACTGTCACCGACGCAGCCCTCGGCAACGAAGATGCGATGCGGCTTGTGAACGAGCAGGTCAAAACCTTTCTCGAAAACGGTGGCGATACGCTGCAGACCGTCACAACCCTCATCGGTCCGCTCAATTCAGCCAATAAAGAGCTCGACGCTTCACAAGAGAGTTGGGGACGTGTCGCCGAGGCGACTGGCGATGCATCAGACGCCACCGAGAATGCGACCGCTTCGGTCATCGACTACAACCAGGCACTAACCGACCAAATCGAACTGCAACGCAAAGCCGCCGGGATTGCTCTCGACCAACGTGAAGCATTGCGACGGGTCGAAGAGGCCATCGATGACGCTGACGCTCGCATGGGTGAAGATGGATGGATACGGACTCTTGACGCTGGGACTGAGGCGGGCCGTGACAATCAGCGAGCCCTCGACGATATCGCATCGTCGACTCTCGACTTGGTTGCGGCCATGGATGCCGCTGAGGCTACCGAAGTAGAGATGCAGGCTGCTGCCCAACGTGGTCGTGAAGAGTTTGTGCGTGTTGCCCAACAGTTTGGCGCAACGTCCGATGAGGCTGCCGCGTTGGCTGATCAGCTTGGCCTCATTCCTGAAACGATCACGGTTGATGTCAATGCCGATCTTTCCGACTTCGAACGAGCCATGCTTGACATACAGCGGCAGATTCGTGAGATTCCCCCTGCCATGAATGCCGCCCTGTCGGGAAAGACTTATACGCCGACCGTATCTAAACCGTACTGGCAGCAGAGGGCGAGTGGTGGTCCAGTTTGGGGGCCGGGGACTTCCACGTCCGACTCAATCCCCGCGATGCTCTCAACAAACGAGCACGTTTGGTCGGCGGCAGAGGTTGCGGGCGCGGGAGGCCACGGTGCAGTCGCAGCCATGCGCGCATGGGCTCGTGGAGGTCTCGCGGACGGCGGATACATGACTACGGGGGGAACTGTGGCGTCTGGTCTCCCAACCAACTTCGCGTCCAGCCTTGCTGCTGGTATTGCGTCGCGGCTTGGAGACACCATCAATTTCACGATCCACGAGGCCAGCGATGGTGAACGTATCGCAAGCGAGGTTGCTCGCCTGTTCGCATTCAGGGGGGCATGATGACACTGCCAGCAGACACTCTCAGCGTAACCCTCGACGGCCTCGACCTCCTCACGACCCAGGCTAACGGCTCGCGCATCAGTCTCGAAGAATTCGACGGCTGGGGATCGCCAACGACAACCCTCTCTCCGATACAACGCCCAGGCTCGGACGGTGCATGGGCAGGCGACTCCCATTTGACCGCCCGAGACATTACGCTCGCCGGGCTGATTGTAGGTCCCGACTGTGCTACCACGCGCGCAACCTTCGATGCCCTAACGGCCGCATGTTCACTGACAGATGTGGACCTTACTGTCAATGAAGGCGGATTGACACGAACAGTAAGTGTTCGGCGATCAAGCAGTGTACTACATCGATGGGAAGCGCCAGAGATTGTCCGCTGGTCGCTTCAGATGGTCGCCCTTGACCCGCGCAAGGTGTCGACCGCACTCACCGGCTCGACGGGACTCCCGGTTGCTACGGGCGGCTGGTCGATCCCGTGGACGATCCCGTGGTCCATCCCGTCGACCGTGGTTGCCGGTCATGTGTCGTTGACGAATGTGGGCAACATTGCGGGCCGCATGCTGCTGCGCATCGACGGCCCTGTGGTGGCGCCAGTCGTCACCCACGTATCGAGCGGGGCGACCCTCACGTTCGCCTCGTCGATGACGTTGGCTGAGGGCGAGTGGGTCGACGTGGACATGGAAGCGAAGACGGTCCTCGCGAACGGTACAGCGTCCCGCAACGGGTGGGTGACGTCACGCGGTTGGTTCAACTTTGACCCTGGCGTAAACCTGATTGCCTTCTCTGCGGCAACCGCCACAGACGCCCTTCTCACGGTGACGGCCTATCCGTCCTACGCCTAACCATGGGCCTCTCATGGGTGGCGTGCTCGGCCAAGACGGGTGTCGTGATCTGTGACTTGCCGGGCTTGACGGTGGACAGGATCAGCACCGCCATTTGTGCCTATACGACCGCGACCGCGAGTCTGCTGATCGAGGCGACCACGGACCCGGATTGGGAACGTGGCACCCTTCCCGGTGGCGCGTATCTTGTGGCGCTCGATGGCGAACTCCCCAAGTGGGGGGCGATCATCACGAAACGGCCCCGCGCGTTCGGTAAGGCCGTAGCCTTGTCGCTTGCCACGGTTGAGGCGTACATGGATCGACGGTTCATTAGCGATGACGTGTCCTACACGGACGAGGATCAGAACGCGATCATCGAGGATCTGGTCGACACGTATGTGGGGGATTCGTTCCCCATCCGTGTCGAAGCCACCGCCTCGGCTACCACCCGGGATCGCACATACAAGAAGGCGTCCGACAAGTCGATCTATTCGGCACTCGTGGAGCTCGCTGGCGTGATCGACGGCCCCGAGTGGACGGTCGGTTGGGAGGCGTCGCTCGCTGTGGGTGGCGAACGCATGTATACGCCCGTGCTGTATGTGGCGGATCGTCTCGGGACGACACCGAATGAGGACATGGACCCGGCGGTCACGTTCGAGCACCCTGGCCCCGTCTCGTCGGGCACGTTCACCGAGGACTACTCCAGTGGTGCGGGCGCGAACGATGTGCTCGCCGTCTCGACGGCCATCGCTGATGTGCGCCCCGAATCATCGCATGCCGTGTATGCGGATGCGTCGCGACCCACCTACGAGTTGCGGTTCACCCCATCCGAGGGCATCTCGGATATTGACACCTTAGACGAGCATGCGGAGGCGACACTGGCTCGCGTCCAGGAGGGTGCCGTGAGTCTTGCGCTGGTTCTCGACTATGGGACCGCACCGAAGCCGGGCGTCGACTGGACGCTCGGGGATGTGGTGGGCTTCCGTGTCACGTCGCCGGAGTTTCCTGGTGGCTTGAACGGCACGGCTCGCGCGCGCGGGTGGTCGATGAGTCTCGGCGCGACCCCGAGCATCGAACCGACGTTGACGGAGGTGACTCGTGGCTAGTTCCGACATTCAGGGTGTGCCCCGCATCATCGACGAGGACTATCTTGTCCGGGAGATCGAGGCACTCAAACGCCAAATGCGCGAACTCGGACCCTCCCTCATGGCCGCCGCCGGGGATGCGATCAGTACAGCCGTCACATTCCGGCACTACACGGGCGGAGATACCGGCTTCGCCGTTCCCACGCCGATCACCGCAGCGGTCTTCTCTGCCACGGTTGACGTGCCCGCAGGTTTCACGCAAGTTGGCGTGCTTGCGACGAGCTACATAAGCGCAAAGAATCAGTCGGGTGGAACGTCATACATCTATGCCCGCGTAGCGGTGGGCGGAGACGTCAGCGGGAACGCCGCTTCAGACCCCACTGGAAACGGAAGTTTCGGCACCGTAACCTCATCCCGAGCGAATACCTTGACGGGCCTTACTCCTGGAGGCACGGTGTCGCTCACAGTGTTGGCGGCGGGATCTCCGGGGGATTGGGGCACGTACGCGTTGAATGCCGTTTTCCTCAATGCGTTACTGATCTTCGCCCGCTAAGGGGTCCTAGAAGGGAACAAAACTCGGTTCGGGGATTGGCCCAACCAAGGTCGGGTCGGGTGGCGGGGGAAGGAACACCTGACCATTCGAGGGATCGGTGACGCTGGGTTGAGGCTCTGGCTCTGGCTGTGGCGTCGCGGATGCGGACGGGCTCGGCTCGATGACGGGTTCCGGTTCGACTAGGGGAACCCCCTCGAATGGGATAGGAGCCTGGCTCGGTTCAGGGCTCACGGTCTCCGAGGGCGACACGCCCGGCGACATCTCGACCGCACTACCGTCGCTGTCCGCGATCACGTTCACCACCCTCCACCCGAGCGTGCCGATACCGACGCCCAGCACAAGTGTGGTGCCGACGATCAGGCTCGTGCTCTTTGCATTCATGCCTCTACTGTACGCCTACCCCTACCACATTGGGAGCCCTCATGGCAATCTCCGTACTCGTCGACGCCGTAACAGGTGCCCCCGAATGGACTGGGCGTATGACGCGCGGCATGTTCTCGTCCCTGTTTGCGGGCAAGACGTCTGCACGGCCCACCGGCGCCCGTTCAGCGGTTGCCTACGCCACCCCAACCGACACGATCACCGTTTCCGGGACCACCATCACGATCAAACCCCATGCGGGCGTCCTCGACCTTGAAGCTGCCGCCGCCGCTGGCCCCTACCCATACTGGAATAGCGCCGACGCCGAACTTGAACACGATGCCGCACACGCCACCCTCGCCCGCATCGACATCGTGTGTATCCGTCTTGACGACCCTGCCGAAGCCGACGGAACTTCTGTACCCCTCGCCGAGTTCACCTATACGGCAGGCACTGCCGCGGGGTCCCCCACCCCACCCGCAACCCCCGCGCGTTCCATGGTCCTCGCCCACGTCAACGTCCCCGCCTCCGGCGGTGGTGCCTCGACGATCACATGGAAAGCGCCCTATGGTGCGGGTGGCATTATTCC